AAAGTTACACAATGGCATAAAGAAAGAGGGTTTGATACAATAGGATATCACTATCTAATTAAAAGAGATGGCACATTACAAGAAGGAAGACAGCAAGATGAGGTTGGTGCTCATGCAGTTGCTGTTAATGGTAATTCTATAGGTGTTGCATTAGTAGGTGGGGGTACACCAAGTATGGGTTGGGAAGATAACTTTGCACCTATACAATTTGAAACATTAAAAACAATATTACTTAAATTAAAAAGTGAATATGAAATAGAAAAAATTATAGGTCACTATCAAGTTGATGATAAAAAAGAATGCCCATCATTTGATGTACCTAAATGGTTAGAAAAAAATAATCTATAATCGGAGGAAACAATTATGGAAGAATTAAAAATAACAGCAAAAAAATATATTAAAATGGCACAGGATAACAGGAAAGTTGTTATGGCTGGTGTCATTGTTATTATTGTAATTATTGCATTAATTAAATAATACAGAATTATTATCATATGATAATGATACATCAATGCTACAATAGGTTGATGTTCAATCTTGCTTAACAAAGGAGGTTATATGACAAGATATGATTTAATGGACTTTGATCCATTTAGAAATTACACAATAGGATTCGATAGAATATTTGATTCTCTATTGGAGGTTTCAAAACTAAATACTTCAAACTTTCCACCATATAATATAAGAAAGTTAAAGGATGGTAAGTATCAAGTAGAGTTAGCTTTAGCTGGTTTTACTAAGAAGGATATTCAGGTTGAATTAAAAGAAGGAACTTTAAGTATCTCTGCAAAAAGAGAAGAAAAAGATTCAGATAATTTAGTTCATCAAGGTATTGCTTCAAGAAGTGTACTTAGAAAATTTTCTTTATCAGAATATATGGAGATAGAAGATGCTACTTTTGAAGATGGTATGCTTAAGATTAAATGCTTCGAGAATATTCCTGAAGAAAAGAAACCTAAAATAATTAAAGTAAATTAAGAATAGTGGGGGGTAGCTAAAACTATCCCCCATAATTTTATAGGAGTTAAAATGTGGTTAAGTGCAATTAAACTAGCATTAAATGCTGGCACGCATATATACAAAAAGAAACAAGAGACAAAGATGGCTATGGCTGATGCCCAGCACATGGCGGCACAAAAGATGGCTCGTGGGGAAAGTGAGTATCAAGGTAAATTATTAGAAGCTAGACAATCGGACTGGAAAGACGAGTTCGTCCTCATCGTGTTAACGCTCCCGATATTAGTGATTGCTTACGGGGTATTCAGTGATGATCCTGCTGCTGCTGCAAAGATAAAAGAATTTTTTGAACAATTTCAACAGCTTCCAAGCTGGTTTACCAATCTCTGGATTCTTGTCGTGGCAAGTATCTATGGTATAAAAGGTACACAGATATTTAAAGGTAAAAAGTAATGGCACTAAAAATTTCAGAAGAAGCAGCAGTACAAATGCCTATGAAGACGGTGGCTTCGTTGATCATGATGGTTGCAATTGGGACCTGGGCTTACTTTGGTATTATTGAAACACAAAACAGACTTTCAACTCAAGTAGAACTAATGCAAAAAGATTTAGTAGAGAACACAGCGTTTAGAATAGGGTGGCCTCGGGGTACTTTAGGAAGTTTACCAGCAGACAGTGAGCAATTTATGCTTATCGAAGAGTTGTACAAGCAAGTAGAAAAATTACAGATACAACAAGAAGCTGGAATGCATAATAAAGTTAATATAGAATTTATATCAAAACAGTTGGAGAAGGCTTTAGAAGATATTGAAGAACTAAAAGATAAAGCTAGAGATCAACACTATAAAAACGGGAGCAACTGAAAAAATGGAAGAGATTGTAATAGCCCTATTAATGATAGTCAATCAGGAAATCAAGGAACACAGAATACAACCTTCAATGTCTGCCTGCCTGAAGGGAAAGAGAGTGGCTGAACGTGAATCTAAAAGCCATATACAATATCAATGCATCAAGTCATTGGCTGAGACAGAGATATATATGGGCGAAAAAAGTATAGTAAAACTTATATTAAAATAGGAAAAAGATGATTAAAAAATTATGGGATAGATTTGTTAGTTGGCTTTTTGATTGGCAAAAGAAATGAGTAAATGTAAGAACTGCCACTGTAATTGTCACTGTGATGGGGATTTACATGCAGATGATTACGGTGTATGTACTTGTGATAACTGTAAATGTAAGGATAAAAGAACTTATAAATATGCAAAAGATCATGGATTAGATATGTCTTTTGAAAACGAAGTGAT